AGTGAACCTAAATCATTTTTGACTAGGAATACAATTCATGTTGATGCCACAGACATAACTATTTGTAAGAATGTTAAAGATTTGATGGGTTATGATAATCCTGTTATAGCTTATCAGAAGGGTACGTTTTCATTATCAAGTGAAAAGCCCTTGAAGTTGTTTAAGATAATCAAATTCATAAACTCAGAGCCAGTCGATTTAGGACCCAAATGAAACAATGTAAATTAATAATTAAAGATGAAGTAAACGCCAAGCTTGAAGGATTGGAATTAGGTGATCGCAAAACACTAATGAAGATGTTTGAATTTGAAGTGCCAGGCGCGAGGTATTTGCCGAGTGTCCGATTAGGTAGATGGAATGGTAAGACAAGCTATTTCAGCTTGGGAGGTAGTACATACATTAATTTGTTACCAGAGATATTGCCTCTGTTGGATCAAGCTGATTATGATATTGAGTTAATCGATACTAGGGATTACAGAACTACTTTTGAGTTTGCAAAGGTAACGGAAGATACATTCAAGCATAAAGTCTGGCCTGCAAAACACCCAATGGCAGGACAACCAATTGTTCTACGTGACTATCAAATTGAAATAATTAACAACTATCTAACAAGCCTACAAAGTCTGCAAGAAATTGCTACGGGTGCAGGCAAGACATTAATAACTGCGGCATTGAGTTCAAGCATTGAACCATATGGTCGTTCAATAGTTATTGTTCCTAACACTAGTCTTGTTACCCAAACAGAAGCAGACTATATCAATTTGGGTCTTGATGTGGGTGTGTATTATGGTGGTAGAAAAGAATACGACAGGACACATACTATCTGTACTTGGCAAAGTCTTGGTAACATGCTAAAGAAAACAAAAGCCGATGAAGCAGAAGTTCCCTTCCAAGACTTTATCGAGGGTGTGGTTTGTGTTATTGTAGATGAGGTTCATCAAGCTAAAGCTGATGTATTGAAGTCACTACTTACTGGTGTCATGAGTCAGATACCAATTCGTTGGGGACTAACAGGAACTATTCCTAAAGCTAAAGCCGAATCAATGTCATTGACAGTTAGCTTAGGTCCGGTTATAGGCAGTCTATCAGCAAGCACACTACAAGAGATGGGTGTGTTAAGTAATTGCCATGTCAACATTGTTCAACTTCAAGATAGCGTAGAGTTTACTAACTATCAAAGTGAACTTAAATTCCTAACCAGTGACAACAAAAGAATGCAAAAGATTGCTGAGTTGGCTAATACAGTCAAAGATACAGGTAACACATTGATTCTTGTTGATAGGATTGAAGCCGGTCAACTACTTCATTTGAAGCTAGAAGAACTGGGCGTAGCCGAAGAGAATGTGGTGTTCGTATCCGGTGGTACTAAAGGTACAACAAGAACTGAACACTATGATGATATTGCTACTGCTACTAATAAGATTATCATTGCTACATATGGTGTCGCGGCAGTTGGTATTAACATTCCTCGTATCTTTAATGTAATGTTGCTTGAACCGGGCAAGAGTTTTGTTCGGGTAATTCAGAGTATTGGACGAGGCATCCGTAAAGCAGAAGACAAAGATTTTGTGCAGATTTGGGACATAACAAGTTCATGTAAGTTTGCCAAACGACACTTGACACAACGGAAAGCATTTTACAAAGATGCGTCATACCCGTTCTCAATTGAAAAACTCAAATATAAATGATATAATACATTATGCGTATATTAACTTTAGAAAATTCCTACTACAACTTAGAAACATTACCGGATGAAATCGATGATCTTAGATTTGCTATTCTAGATAATTCAAATCCTGGCAATGTAGATTATCATTATATTCCGTTGATTTTTTTAGAATCATTTAACAGTCCTGCACTGGTATTACGAATAGGTAATCAAACTATCAAGATGCCAGTTGATTGGCAAATACTAATCGGAGAACAAGAACACGGTGACTTAGAGACACTGCCATTGACTAGTATCAATGACAGAGGATTTAATGCATTCGAATTTAATCCTCTTAGTGCATTCAGTCCTAGCTTTTTACCCATAGAGATCGTGGATATATATCATGATGTAACTTGGTATGCTCCTAGATTGAAGAACGGACAATTCTTGTGTGTTCCTATCGAAGATGGTGTTAAGCCACGCTGTGTATATTTTGTTAAAGAGATTAGTAGAAACTGTGAGATTGTAGATTATAGTCAGGCATTTTAATGGCAACGAAAAAGAATACTCCAACTGATGAAAAGTTTGAAGGACAAGACTTCAATTTGTTTGAAGCACTTGCAGCCATGGATCGAAAAGATTATGGGTACTATGATAGACTAACAGAAGAACAACAGAAAAAGTTTGTACCCTATATGATGACTCATTGGATGAGTGCTATTAAAGGCGCAGGTGATCTGCAAGGATATTATATACGTAGCACAGACCTTCATGCAAATAAACATTTGTTCAATGAAAATATTCAGAAGCATCCTAAACTACAATGGTATATGCTATGCACAATAAGCCCGGGATTAGGAAAACAAGATCATAAATGGGTACCTCAACTGGGTGTAAGTATTCGCACTCTAAGAGAACCTGCTAAACTAAAAGACGTTAAGGAATATTTTACTAAAATTTATCCTAAAGCAAATATAGACGATATTGCAGAATTTGCAAATTCATTTGTAGCAGACCATAAGAAAAAATGTTATCTAGCTACAACATACCCTAATCTCAAGCAAAGCGACATTGAAGTTTTATCACAACTGATAACAAATGAAGATATTAAACAGTATGAAAAAGAAAGAGGAAATTGATAAAGCAGAAGTATTCGGATGTGAATTCTGTAATAGAGAATTCCTACGAAAATCTACTGTAGTTAAACATCTATGCGAAAATAAACAACGCTGGTTAAACAAAGACCTTCAAGGTAATCGCTTGGGTTTTCAATCTTGGATGCAATTTTATAAAAAGAATACTTCAAGCAAGAAAAACAAAACCTACGAAGAATTTATTCGCAGTGCATACTATAGTGCTTTTGTAAAGTTTGGTAATTACTGTGTAGACGTTAATGTTATCAATGTCAGTAGATATGCAGATTGGTTGCTAAAGAATCAAATTAGTATTGACACATGGACAAAAGATACAAATTATACAAAATTTCTAATCGAGTATGTACGCAGTGAAGATCCACTGGATGCAATCGCTAGAAGTATTCAAACAACGATTGACCTTGCTCAAATTGAACAGATACAAAGTAAAGATTATTTGCGTTATGGTAATGTAAATAAGATATGCTATGAAATTACTAAGGGAAAAATCAATCCATGGATTCTATATCAGTCTGAAAGCGGTTTGAAATTTTTAGATAATCTGAATGAATCACATGTTGATATGATAATCGACTATATTAACCCGGAGTTGTGGAAGATCAAGTTCAATCGTGAACCAGAGAATGTTAAACAAGTCAAGGAACTATTGAATGCCGGCGGGTACTAGAGTTCGTATTCCTTGGAAAAAGGGAGAGATAATAGATTGGAATGAAGCCTGTGCCTGGGCAATGGAACAATACGGTTTACCGGGTGATAAATTTACCACACATGCCACGGTAGATTATATGGACTTTTATTTTGATAATGAACGTGACGCTATTTTATTTGAGTTGACTTGGGGATGAAACAAGTAACACTATACATTGATGTTAATAAAACCTTAGAAATAGTACATGAACTAAAACAACATGGGTGGGTGATTAATAAAGACTTTGATTTTGCTTACTTCAAACCAGAATATGATAACTTCAGCGGATCTAACTGGGAACCAGAAATAGAAAAACATAGTGTATTCACTTTTTACAATGATAGTAATGCTAGTTATTTTATGTTGAGGTGGGGATGAAGCATTATCTAGAATATTATGATTGGACTAGGGGTTGGGAAGATGACCACCCTTACTGGTATATTCATGATGTAGTTACCCAAAACCAAACTGAACTAGATTTATTACATAAAGAAGTAGTACATTGGCTATATAAAAATATAGACAACCCAGAGAGACATTGCCGTTGGACTAGACAAGTATTGACTATTAGTGTAAAATTCAGACATGAGCGAGATTACTTGTGGTTTAAATTGAGATTTTGATGACATTAGAAAATGAAATATTAGACAAATTGGCGGACGATATGGCAAAAGAAATGGACTATGATATGCTTTC